ACCAAGAGATGATACAATTGATTTACTATGAAAGAAAGTCATTCCAAGAAGCAGCAAAAGAACTTGGGTTAAACGCCAAGTCGTATGCTTGGCGTAAAACAAAAGCGTCAGTAGAAAAGTTTGCCGAAGCATTAAAACAGAAACCAGAAATTATGGAATTAATAAACGAAAAATACGGATTAGGAGAAACAGATGAAACATTACCACAAAACATTTGATGATGCTGCCGCAGCAGCATTAAGCAAAATAACCAAAACATCAGAAATTACATTAGGCGATAGAAACAAGTTTAAGCCGATAGAAACATTCCTCACAAAATGGATTAACACATTACATCGTGGCGTGGACGACATGGAATCAGACATTGAACTAGCCACATCCGTAATAGAACGGGCTGGAGTGGAAGCATTAAACTGGTTCAAAGAAACCAACACACCATTCAACAACGAAGAAATGTTAAAACTGTTATGCTACAAACAACACGACTACGGTCATAAGAACATAACCAATTTTGGCACAATCGGTGTAGCAATCCGCATCTGCGACAAAATCGCCAGAATAGAAAACCTAGAGAAAACTGGCACAATAAAAAACGAATCGCTATTAGATTCATATTTGGACATTATCGGCTACGCAATTATAGCAATAATGTTAAACGAAGATTCATTCCAACTACAACTAAAAACTCAACAGGTATGACACCATCAAACAAACTCAATATGAAAGAACTACAACACCAACTGTTATTGCTGAAAAAAGAATTACAGCAAGCAGGTGCGCCCGTCAGCCTAATTAGGCGCACAGAAGAAATGGAACTACCAATCAAATATGTTAAAGAAAAGAAAAAGAAATGAGCGAAGAAGGATTTGACCCAGAGGACATAAGCGAACTAGACGGAATTTTTATGAGTATGATAGCCGACAACGACAACGGCTACTTAATGGAGTTCGGCATATCTGTCCTTGCTGCCAAAGAACTAATAGAGTTATGGGAACAGGCTGAATCTGGAAACTTCATTGCCAGAATTAAATCTTGGGGTGAATACACCAAGATTATAAATGAACTACAAAAAGTTGTTTACCCTCAGGAATTTAATCCTTAAACTTTTCTTTTGCTTTCAAACTTTCTTGTAACTTTTTCAACTGTTTGTCAAAATCTTTTACTTCAAACTGTCGCCTAATAACTTCAGCCTTCTCTTGTGTGGCACCCACACCCTGATAAGGTATACCAAACCAAGAAGAAACAGATGACAACCAGCGTTCGTTTAATGTTTCTTTACCACCAGTGAAACCGCCAGTTAAACGATTGATTTGCGCCAAAGGCGGCAAAGCCTGTTCAATAATATAACTAAGTTGCTGCGGCATAATATAATCCCCAGTTTCTTTATCTATTGAAACATACTGATAATCGGTTAACAATTTCATCAACTTAGCAACATACACCTCATACCCTCGTGCCTGAGTTGGCTTAAAGGGTCCAACTTCAATTCCAAGTTGCCTACCCTTCCACAACTCAAATGGAACCTTAATAATCGGGTTTGCTTGACCAGCCAATTTGTTTGGTGACAAAAACGCAGACATCTGTTGCCCCAACCTGAGATGAGGCAACTCTGGTCTAAGTAGACTTCCAGCACCAACACCCAATGCTTTATATGGGCGTAACCAAGCAGGAAGAATCATTCCTTCTTTTGCTTTAGTTGTCGGGTCGTCCTCAACAATAGGAAACTGCTCTCTAAGTTTTTCGTAATTGTAATACGCCTTAGGGCGATTCATCATCTGAGTTAACTGTAACGGTATGTTTCGGGTTGTCCAAATCCAAAACGGAATAACCCGTTTTGCTTTTTCATCTAATGCTGACAAATCAGAATAATCAAAATGCACTCTGTTAATACGAGCAATTGCTTCATCAACTGTTTGACCAGAACGAATAGAATCCAAAGCCATAGGAATACGAACGGCACGCTCAACAGCATCGTTCTTGGAAGAAAAAGCCCGCAGGTAAGGGTTGTCACCCAAATGCCAAGGCTTTGTATACCTGTTCTTATCTAATGCTTTTGTTACACGCCACCGCTTAACAACGGGGACAGCGTTATCGGTTGACGAACCACGACCAGTTGCATAAACAACTTGCATAACCTTATTTGCTTCTTCAACAGCATCAGGGTCGGTGATGTCAATGCCAGCGCGTTCCATCCAATTGTTATAAGACTTACCGCCTCTAGCCCTAGCCTTGGTTGTTTGAATTAAACTTGACTGAACACCAGCCCACTTTATTCCTTCCATAATGTGTTCGTTTGTTACGCCATCGGCGTAATCCATAAATATTGCGCTATAACCGTTTCTTACAGCAAAACCAACAGTGGCTGTAACATAACGCTTCCAATAATCTTGAACTCGTCCCAACGATTTCATAAACCGCAACGATTCATTTTTGTCTTGTAGTTTGCGCAAATTAGGCAACCATTTATCAACAACCTCTGTTGGCATTTGAACACCCAACATTTGTATTGCCTCCCAACCTTTTTCTGCTTCTTCGTAAGCAAACTTTCCAATTACACCAGCCTCAGCCAAAGTTAAATCACCAGTAGCCTGAAGAAGTTCATTGTCAACTTTTGCTAAAGCAACTTGGTCGGCAAGCATAATCTTAACAACCTTATCGTAAGCATCACGAACAGCAGGTTCGTTAATCAAAGCAGAGTTAGCCAACAATTTTTCGGTTTCCCTAACCCAAGCAGCATTAGCACCACGAGTGGCACCAGCGTCAGGTATACGATTAAGATGTAATACCATTTCAGCAACATCGTCAATGACTCGTTGCTCAAAATCTGGTGTCCAATCATTCAAAGCATCAGAGTTTCTGAAAGCAATAGTTAAATTATCTCGCTCATCACGGACACGAGCCAAAATATCTTCTTCGCTTAAACCAAACTCTTTAACAGTTGATTCAAGAACCTCATCATCAATTTCTTTATAATTCTGCTCAATTTTGTTTTCAATACGAGCAGCCTTACTGCGAGCCACATACTCAGGGTATTGTTTGCCCTCAATTGTAACCATTCGTTCATCAAGTCGCTTTGACTTGGCACGAATCTTTGTCCCCGCCAACATTCTCTGAACATCCTTGATTTCTTTTTCAAGTTGAACACGAGCAGATATCAATGTTTCAATTTCAATACCAGCCTTACCAAGTTCATCGGCATGTTCAAACAACGCCAACTGAGAACTCTCAGTTGTGTTATCCAAAATATTAGAAACCAACGGATTGTCTTTAACAAACTGAACATTGTCTGTATACTTAGTGCCGACCTTCAACGGACGGGTTGCTTCTGGCAACAAAACAGCCCACTCACCATCTGGTGAATCGGGCAAAATTGTTCTCATAGGAACAATTGTGCCACCCAAACCACTTTCAGAAGCATCATCAGTTATCCGACCCAACCAACGCATCATAATGTTAGCAGCAACATCATCTGAGTTATCTGGGTCAATAGCAGCAATGACAGACTGATTGGCTGCTTTCAGCCAATCAAAAAAATCAAACACTTGTTGGTCAAGTAGGTCCTCACCAAGTTCTGCTGCTTGCAAAACTTGGTCACGGAACATCAAAAAGCCATCTATCAGAAATGCTTTTTGTGGTTCAATTTGGAAATACAAATCGTCAACACGACCATTTTCATAAGCGTTTTCAACAACTCTATTCCAAGTTAAATCTGGAACACCCATAGAAGCCCATTCATCACCCAAAGACATAATTGTTTCTGGGTTATCAACCATATTTAACATATGTTCAGTTGTTCTAAAGTCAACCAAATCTTCCTCTGGTATAGCGTGAATCATTAACGCATCATCCATTTGACGATACGCACCATCATAATCATCTGGTGCCACAGTAGTCCAAAGTTTAAACGGAACTGGCTCACCAGAAGGGTTATCAGCGAAACCAAACAAAACACCACTACGACTATAAGACGCATACTCTCTGGCATCATCAATTTCTCTCTGACCATCCATCAAACTGCGAACACTTTCCAACTCGGAATTTATCGCATCCAACGCCTCTTCGTTCTCAGCAATTTTAGGTGTAGCATCAGCGCGAGCAAGCAACTCCTGTTCCCTGTCCTGTAGCAGACGGATTTCACGAGTAGAAAAAGTTTTTCCATCGTTAACAGCACGGTCAACCTGTTCAGCAAACCATTCCAAACTGCGACCAGCAGATTCTGTACCAGAGTTATGTGGATAAGAAGCCGCATAAAGCGCCTTAGCCTCCTGCATAGCAAGAAAACGCTCACCATTACCACTCATCAACGCTTCACGATAATTGTTTAACTCAACAAACAAAGCCATATGGGTGTCGGCAAATTGTTGACGCTTATCAAAAGTCAAAGTATTAGCATACTTTTGTACATCTTTCAATTTGATAATTAAAGAATCTATTTTGTCAACAATTTCTAAAATTTCATTATCAATAATGGTGCGTTTCCTAAAACGACCATCTAAAATATCGCTAATAAAATCGGTTGCAACCCTTAACTCTGCGCCGACATCAGCCTTAATTTTTGCGGTACCAATACCCCTACGAACCCGACCCTTGAGACGCAACTGTTGACCAATCAAACCATCAACAATGGTGGTTAAATCAGCAACCAATTTATCATCTTTAACAGTGTAAGAAATTAAAGGTTTTACAAAACTTGGACCGAACTCCATAGCCCGACCAACATAAGCAATACGACCCTCTAAGCGTGCAATACTGGCTTTATAACCATGCGAAATAATACGCAAATCTGTTTCAAAAAAGTCGTAATCAACTTTCATTTCTTTACGGAAAATTTCGTTTATTTCAGCAATAGTACCTTTAGCCAAGGTTTTACCCATAAAGGTTTCACCCTTGGTGTATTTTCTGAAACTAGCAGTTCCAGAACCCTCAATGATATCGTTTGCTGTTAAATTAAAAAAGGTTCTAGCCTTACCACCTTTACTAAATATATCTTGTTTGGCGTTAAGTGTTAACTGGTGATAAATGTGGTTATCCAAAACCGACAAATCATTAATGTCAATACCCCAACGGTTACCCAAAGCCTGCAACTTGTCATTAACACGAGAGTATGCGTTTGCTGTCCACGCAGTAAATTTGTCTGCAAGGTCACCAGCAATCGGACTCAAACTGCTACGCAGTGTTGGGTCCTCAATGGCGTTAACAACATTAGCCGCACCAAGAGGAACATCGCCCTGTCGTTCAGCAACATCAAGAATACTTATATGGTCAAGTTCTTCTGCACTAAGAACTGCCATACCATTACCAATAGTTCCCTTAGCATATAGGCTGGCGGAACGCTCAGCCATTGCGCTAATAAAATCATTGTTAATAGTGTTCATTGAACCAGCACGGAAAATACCTGACGCAATTGCTGGCTTCATACTTTTCTTAGCGACAGCCAATGCAACATCTGGACCAACCATTTTAGAAAAAGCATCACCAATGTCAGCACGGACAGAACCACCAGTGTTACGCCAAGCCGCAGCCAAACCATCTGTGTAAGCAATTTCTTTACCAAAGAATTTAACGCCGCTAAAAATTCCTTCAGCCTCACGAATATAGGGAGGAATTTCTGTTGCACCAAATCTAGCAACATTACCCAACCTGCTAGCCATTTCAGGATACTTTGTTAACATTTCTTTTGTAGCAAAACGGGTTGACAAAGCCAATCGTCCAGCCTTAGACGCGGTGCTAGCACCCAATGTGAGATATGTTGTTGGGTCAAACAAAACTTCTGTTCCAAAGGTTAACGCTTTACCAAAGTTTCCTTCAACATAATACTCTGAACCTTCAGCAAAAGTACGATATCTTTTTGTTGTAGCATTTTCAACAAACCTATCCCAACTTGGTGTGTCTTCTGATTCAAAAGCCAAATTTTGTTTAGCCTTAATAGCCTCAGTTAAAGCCGCGTTACCAGTGCTAAGCCAAGGGTCAATAACATAATCAAGTGATTTAAGAATAGAGTTACTAACATCGTTGCCGCTTTTAATAAACGCCCTACCAACAGCACCAACAGCACCACCAAAAGCGTTACCAACAGTTGTTCCAACACCACCCTTATTAATGTTAAACAACTCTTCTGTTAAAGCAGTATTATATTTGTAATCGTATTTGTTGCGTGCAACATCCCTAGATGTTGAACGCACATCAGATTGAAGTTCCCGCAACGCCTTATCTCGTTCCCTAGCAGCATCATTAGCCTTACCAGTTGCACTACCAGTAGCCCATTTAATAACTGTTACACCACCAAAAGAGTCCGTGTTAATAGTGTTTCCGTCAGCGTCAATGCTAATACCAGTAGGTTTTTTTCCACCCATTGGAGAGAACTGTACTCCCGTTGCCATATTTACTTCTTACCCTTACCAAATGCTTTAGCCAAAGCAGGAAACGCATCAACAGCAGTTTTCCCAGCAGTCTTAGGATTAAAATTAGGATTCAAAGCCTTAACAGCCTGACCAAAATTTGCGTACTGTGTTGGCGCAAGAGCAACCTGTTCTTTTCTGCTAGCAGCAGAACCAACCACTGGTGTAGTACCAACCTCAACTACTGTGTTTGCCCTAATTTTTGCTGCTTCATCAAGTAAGGCATCAATTTCTTTTTGAGAAGTACTTCTAGCCTCTGATTCTTTGGTTTCTAAATCAGAAATATTTGTTTGATAAGATTTCTGGAAATCAGCAGCAACCTGCGGTTTGCGCTGAGCCAAACCTTGCAAACTAGCAGCCATAGCAGCCCGACCAGCATTGAGTGTAGCGGAATCATAATTTTGTTGCTGAGTATTCAACTGAGCAATAGCCCACTTCTCTAAATCGGAAGTTGCTTTAGATGTTTGCCTAGACAGTTCCGTAGCAGCATCAACCTCTTCTGTTCCAGCACCCTGCTGTTGAAGCGAAGCCAACAAAGGATTAGATTCAACAGACAACTGAGAAATAGGAACACCCTGATATGATGTTCCAGCCCTAAAGTCCTTTTGAAACCGTTCACCTTCAGCACCAACAGCAGTAGCAGCGTTCTGAAAATCTGTTTCCATATTGGCTAAAATTTCATCTAACATAGTTTTTTGACTAGCCTTTAAACCACCATACAGTTCGTTAATACGCTTTTCGTTTTCTTTACTTCTTGTCCCCGCAGTTGTTTCCAAATAGGTTGCAGCCTGCTCACCAGCCTGACGCTTCCGTGCCTCTTCACGAAGCCTATCTTCCTCTTTCTTTAAATCATCTTTAATCTTATCCGCACGAGCCTGCTGCGCTGCTGCTTGTTGCATTGCTTTTGTTTCTTTAGCCAACGCCAATGCGTTGTCGGAATCAATTTTGTCTTGAATTTGTTTGTTCTGAGAAAGAGCCAAAGTAATACGATTGTTGTAACCAGAAAAATCAAAAGGATTATCTGCTTTATCCTCTGGTGTTTGGTTAGCATTTTGCCAAGCGGCATACGCCTTGTTGTACTCGTTATACAAGGCACCAACATCAATTAACCCACCAGCACCAGCACCAGTTTGTGGTTGCTGCCTCCACTGAAATTTGCCGTTAGAATTTAATACATAAGACATAAGTTACTCCTAATACGAACCATATTGTTTTAAAGCGCTTGCGGTGTTATAGATATTTTGTGATTTTAACAAATCAAGATTTTTTAAATACGCATCAAGTTCAGCATTTTGGTCTGCTTCATTTCTGATATATGTATTCATTTCATTTTGCAAATTTTCGGTTGCCCCACCCAAAGTTTCCTGCATATTCGCCGCATACCTAGACAAACCAGCACGCTGAATACCAGATTGAACATTAGGACCAGCAACACCACGCGCACCAAACTTCTCCATTTCAGGTCTAAAACCTTCTATAAATTGTCTACGCAATTTAGAAATGTCACGCTCACCACGCTTCTGCCCAAGCGTAGCCGACAATGTGTTTGCTATTGATTGTTGGCTGCGCCTCCGCCTTGCGGTAGCGGCAGCCATACCGTAATCACCGTAATTAGCGTCTGCTAAACTCATATTAGTATGCCGTCACTTCTTTAATTTTCTTTAATTCAGATATTTCTTTATTAAGTTTTTCTATTTCTTTTTGCAAAGAAACAAAAATAGTTTGCAAAGCATCCTTATCAGAACCAGCCAGCAAGGACAAGTTGGGTATGGTCCACATTATCCAAACACCTGACTGCTCAAAATTGACTGGTCGCTTGTCGCACCTGTAGCAATAGCGGTGTTGACAATACTGTCAACAGCAGCAGTAGCCAAAGAAGCATATGTTATAGCCCCAGCGTCAATGTTTGTCCCCGCTGCCAATGCTTGAACAAATGTTTTAACATCGGCAAAGTTGTCGTTAACTTGCGATGCGACAGCAGCGGTAGATGGAATAAATGTATGTGATATATTTAAAGTAGCCATAATTAACCTTTGGTGTTCCTAGCCTGATATTTGTAACCGATACTATTAAGTCCCCACTTTTGTCCAACTGGACCAGTAAATTCTATTTGAACAGTTCTTGCCAACCCAAGATTGTTTCCAGTTAAAACAATAGAACTAACCGCACCCGCAGCCCATTCCTCACCCCAGTTTCCGTTGTTCCAAACAAGATAATCAACATTGGGGGTTTGGGTAACATTAAAAGTTCTTCGGTGCTGACCCTCTCCTTCAGCAAAATCGTGATAAACTTTTACAGCGATACTGGTGGAAGATATAGTTTCTTTAACAACGAAATCAGGACGGCGCCACATCTTCTTTTGAACATAGTTACCACCATCCTGCCACTTAGTTTTATAATAACTCGCAAACGAAACATCAGTTGCTTCTGTCCTATCTGAATTTTCTTCATACAAATCAACAATAATAACTCTAGGCAAAGTAGGGTGCATCATAAGCCGATAATCGTTATCGGCGTTATCTGTCCACTCGCAACCAGAAACCAAACCCTTATCATCCTGATGTCTAAACAAAGTGTAAGAACCATTATTGATTGACGGGTCAAAAACAAAATTTGTTGTAGAATTAGATTCAGTACCAGAAGAAGTAGTTGAATACGGCAAAGACAACCAAATTCGTTGACCAACCCAAGACAAAGAAATAGATTCTATATTAGAATTATTAACATAATTCGCATCAAAAATTGGTTTAATGTTTTCAAACAAATACTCTAAAGAAGAACCGTTATAAAAATATATTCCCTGTTTACGAACATAAAAGAAAATACCTTTTTCCGTTACCGCAACATGCCTTTTGCTGTCAACGCCAAGGGTTGTTGATAATTCAACAACCTGAAAATTGGCTGTACTGTAACCAAACAAAACATAAATAGCGTTAGGTTTAAAAATAACTAAGTTACCAGAAACAACAGCCAAAGCAGTTATGCCCTCGCCACCACCCTGAATATCAATATAGTCATCTTCATCCCACGAAGCAGGACCATTCTCAATAGACCATCTCAACCTGTTGGGGTAAGAAACAGAATCCTCATTTGTTGAGGCAACAAACATTTTGTTTGCGTGAACAATAATGTGGTCAGATTTAGGTATATGTGTTTGGGTGGAAACATTGGTCTGCCAATGACCATGAGCATTAGCGGTTAAAGCGGTAGCATATGTGTCCGTAGTTTCCCACTTGTAACCAACACTTGAAGAACCGTTAACAATATATAATGTTTTACCCCATTGAGCCACATCCGCACCCTTGCCAGAAGAACAAGTAATATCGTTACCAGATGAATACTGTAAAGTGGAAAAAGAATCAGAAGTGCAACGATACAACTTTGTTGCTGTAGCCAACATCAAAGTTGGCGTGCCACCATAAAAAGGAACTAACCTTTTAGGTGCCCAAGTACCAGAAATAGCAGTACCATTCAAACTGCGTTGACCACCCCTAGAGAATACTCCACCACGAGGGTCAATTTCCACATTTAACATATCAGGAGATTCGTTATCTTTTAACTGAAATTGGTCCGCACGAAAGTTAAGTCCGCCAGTAAAATCTTTAATTTCACGAACCTTAACTTTAGCCATTACTGATTTTCTTTTAGATTCTGACCCAGACGAGTCATCCAACCATTAAAGGTTGGACGGCGCTTAGTTTGACCAGCAGACAACACCATATGCGCATGGCTGGAAGGCTTAGAAATGTTTTTAGTAGCAAGGACAACAGCCTCATCAAAAGACCTCTTATACTCCGCAGCCATAACAGTGTCCTCAAGACGCTGATAAATACGGCTACAAGCGTAATAAACTAAAGCAAAATGTAAGTTGGCACTAGCATCAACAGCATCACCCTCAGTAATCCAATCCTCAGGTTCACGATAACCACGAACCTTTAAAGTGCGAACATTATTGGGCTTAGGAAACAAATGAATTTTGCCTTCCCAAATGGCATAAAACAAAGGGTCACCAGAAGTATCATATGCGCCAACATAAGTTGTCTCAGCCATATCAAAAGGAACCATATCCAAACTTAAACCAATACCAGATTCATCTATGACGGAAACAATCTGGCTCATAGGGTCGGCAGTAAAAGCACTAATAGTGTACGCCCGTTGCTCGGCAACGGTATTAAAAGTAAAAGACTTTTCTAGGAAAACCCAACGCTTTTCCAAATCCAAAATACGGTAATAGCCATCACGCAAATAAAGATTTAGCAACGAATCTGGCAAATCTTCAGTATCCAAATCGGTAATATCACGGACAGTGCTACGCAATGCAGAAGCGGTCATAGTTTGATAAGCCATAACTACTCCTTATCTTTCATTGTTTCAGAAATTTGCTCAATGCTTTTAGCCTGCTTCAAATGCCCAGCACACAGTTCTTGTCCACGCACCTTATTGGCACCACAAGTATCATCATTACCTGAACACTTATCACCACGACCCACATAAGGCGCGCTGGCTGTAGCCAAGCGTGCATCATTAGTGGCGGCAAGACGAACATCAGAAACAGGTTTACCATAAAACGCATACGCTGGACGAGAATTTTGTGCCATAACTAATTACCTAATTTCCCTATAATATTTTTTAAAGACTTAATACCTTTGGAACCACCCTTAATTGTTGCTTTAGCAATTTTAGTGCCAAACAAATCAGCAACAGCAGAAGCCATGTCTCCCTTGGAAGCCTGACCAGTTAAAACATCTTCCCAGTCGTTAGCAAAAGATGCCAACAAATTGTTTTTCCTACCAGCACCATCATTACCCATACCATTACCACGAAAAGCGGAAGCAGGACCCAACGGCGAAAGCAAAAACTTTGGGTCAAACTTTATGTTAGGAGTAATAGCATCCTTAATAGTTCTAACAAGCCAAGGATTTAATGTTCCACCAACCATACCCAAAGCGTTCATGTTAGCACTCATTTCAGCAGCCATAGGATTCAAAACACCTTTGCCACCTATTGCTGGTGGTGCCCCAAATTTTGTTCTAGCATCATAAGCACTAGCAATACTTTGCTTATCTAAATATTTGGCGTACTCTTGCAAAGCCTTCATACCAGTAAAAGTTTTACCATCCTTATCGGTATACTCGGCAGCAGATTTATCTTTAAACCTTTGTTGAATACTCCAAGGGTCGGTAACTTTAGGTGTTCCAGCGGAAGGAGAGGGAGGTGGGACCTCCCGCTGGAACGGAACTTGTTTGGGTTTGGTGCCCTGAGGTTTAGTAAACCTTGGCATAAATTATTTCTTTTCTAAAACTAGTTTGCCATCTTTGTCACGAACCCATTTACGACCCTTAAGTTGTGATTTAGGAAGTTCTGCTGGAATAAATTCTGTTGAATAACCTTCACCAGCCCTAGTTGTAAAACCTTTACCATATTTTTTTTCCAACATAGCAATTCGTTCTGCTTCTCGTGCCGCTTTAGAAGCCTTGGTTGATTCTGCCGCTTTTTCAACACGAGCAATATCTTGAGGTGTCTGCGCTTTACCAGTAATTTTCGGTACACCCTTAAGCAATTCCAAATACTTTTCTTTGGTAATAGCACCACGACCATAATCTTTGGTAATTTTTTCTAAAGCCTGTTTGGCAGCAGGACTCTTTGATTCCGCTGCCGCCCTCTTGGCTCCTTCAATAATGTTCTTTTCTTGCGCGGACAACAACTTGGCACCAGTACCATCATCCGTAACATTTTTTGATTTAGATTTACTAGTAACAGTTTGGTCAACATCCTCATAAACATAAGGTTTGCCATCCGCTGTTTTCAACTTAGGAACTCTAACTTCTTTACCGTCACGAATAATTGTTTCGTAAACAGTTTTGCCATTTTCGTCTTTAACTTGTTCCAAAGAATCTACCTCTTTTGCTTTAAACTTCTTATCAGCAGTTATACGCTTAGCCCGTTCAGCAGCAGTCTCATACTGAGGAACCTGCCTACCACCAATTTCTTTAAAGATTTGCTCACCCTCAGCGTTTTTAATTGGATACAAAGTTTTGTCATCCAAAACAGACATCGCTTTATCTCTTGCACTTCCAGCACCCTCACGAATAGCCTTTTTGTCCAAAGCATCCAAACCAGCCCTAGCACCAGACATCTTAGCCTTCTCTGGTGTCATAGCCTTAAGGTTTGTTACACGAGTGGTTAAACCTTGTTCAGCAGATTTTGCTATTTGCTGGAACTGTTTGCCAACTTCAATAATTTCTTCTGCGATAAGTTTATCTAATTCATTTTGGGTAAATTTTTTGCCAGCAGCAGTAGCCTCTTCAACTTTTTTGGCAACACGCTTTTCGGCAACCTGTTCAATTTTGTTGGTAGTAGCCAAATCCATTTTAGCAAAAGTTGCATCCAACTGTTTTTCAAATCCTTTTTCAGCCAAACGAGTTTTACCACTCTCAGAAAAAACTCCTTCAACAATTTTTTCATCCCTTTTAATAAACTCATCAGCGTTAGCCAACCCTCTTTCAGCCCTAGAAAGCATAGACTTTTCTGCTTGAACAGCCTGATTAGCCTTGTTGGCAGCCTTATTGGCTGCCTTCTGAGCAGACTTATCAAGAATACCAGAAACCTTAGGTGCAGCATCAGCAACAGCAGCCTTGGTTACAGCAGCCGCTTCGTCCCCGCCACCACGAGCAGCCTTAATAGCGGCTTCAATAACATCATCGGTTTTGCCCAACTCTTTTAATGCCTTTTTTAAAAGGTCTTCCCAAGGTAAAGCCATAGTTATCTTCCTTCGTTTTTCTTTTTAATCATCTCTTTGTATTCACGCTGTTTCCTCAACGCCTCCGCCCGAGCCTCGGGCGTACGGGTAGCAGCATGAGCAGCCTTGTTTTCTGCTTTTTCTGCCGCCTTTTTTGCACGACCAGCCTCAGTTAACTTTTCAGTATTCTTAGCGTGGACAAAGCGGTTGTACGCAGTTTTAACTTGTGCCGCGTCCATTTCATCAAAGGTAGATGGCTCAATAAAATCAGAATACTTAAAGTTTTCAAAAGCAATAGAATTATACTCTGGCTTAACGAGTTTTGGTTTAGTTATTTTGGTTCTCGGCAAACCTTCGTTTGCCTGAACCAGTTTAGGTGCCGACTTTGTTTCGTCAAGATTTTTTAAAACAGGTGTAACAGCCTCGTCTGTGCCACCCATCAAACCTTTAACAATTTTGGCAATGCTAACATCGTCCAAACCGTTATCAACAAGATTTTTTACAATCTTGCCAATATCAAGTGGGTCCATTATCGTCTGCCTGAACGAACCTTCTTAGGGTCCATTTTGAGGAACTTTTTAACAAAATCTGCCTCTGGACCAGCAGCAACAAAACCATACCTTTTCTTGTCCTTGTTAACAATTGCTTCTGCTTTGCGAGCAGAGTTGTATTCCGTTGCACGCCTTTTGCGTGCAGCATCATACTTGTTAACATCCTTCAAAGATTTATCTTTAATCTTTGCAGCACGAATAGCATCCTTATATTCCGAGGTGCCCTTCATATATGTTTCGCTATAATTCTTTGGCTTAGAACTAATTACTAATTTTTGTCTTACACGAGGCAAACCAAATTCGTTTGGTACAATTACTTGTTTTGATTTTGGGGGTGTACGAGGTGGTATTTTGTTTACTGTAACCGATTTAGGTTTGTTAAATAACCGAGCAGCAGACTTAGCGCCCTTAATAACGCCTTTAGCGATATCATCAATACCTTGTGGTTGCAACTCAATAGCAGGTTTACGCATTACATTATCCTTTATATAAATATATGTAGGGAAGGGCGGGCAGCGCCACTTCCCCACATATATGTTTTAATTATGCTCGGTAAATTGAAACCGTGTTTGCGGCAGTGAACACTGCAACATAGGTAGCAGATGACGCTGCTGCAACCGAAAAGGTTGCTGCAACACCAACAAGCGTTACACCAGAAGCACCAGCAGTTACCACGATTGGGTGGGTTGCTGCGGCGGCATTGACAACGGTGAATTGGAAACTTGAACCAACACCCTCATCTGTGAACGCTGCACCAAGTTCCGCACCAGTTGGTGTGGTCAAGGTACGGCTTGCCGTTGGGGTCATTGTGTACAGTGTGCGTGCTGCACCAGCAAGAGTCGCTGCTGTTTGTACGGTTGCTGCGTCAGTTGCTGCAACTACTGTTACCAACTCTTCCTTGGCTACCCAAGCGGCGAGTCGTGTACGGTCAATTGCACCATTGTCGTTTGATTTTAGTGGCATTTTTTTTCCTTTAGTTAAATTTTGTTTATATTAATAATTGTGGGGGCTTTCGCCCCCACTATTACATTTGTTACTAGGCGGTCTTAGCCGTCAGTTTGCCCTGCTTGGAACGGTTACGGCAAGTCAAGTTACCGTAGCACATGATAAGCGCATAACGAGCATCCAAGTCTTCTGGACGAACGAAAGCAGTTTGGGTAAACCATTTACCAGAGTGTCCAACCAAGGTCAGATACTTGCTGTTAATGAAGAACATTGTTCCTGCTGGAGCAGCGGCATCATAAACAACTGGAGCAGCCTTGAACAACAAGTTCTGGAAACCAGAATCCGCTGTCTTGGTGTCGGTGTAACGCAACTGTGGTTGCAACAAACCTTCATACTTTTCAAACAAGGTTTGGCTTGTAAGAACCATGTCTGGGTGGTCGTTACCAACAGAAATGCTGTTGTATGCGGTAGCCATTTGAGCAAGAGTCAACGCTGTTGCGGTGTTCTCCTCGTATGAACGCCAGTATTCGTTGCCAGCAGTAGCGGAGTTAATTCCACCAACAGTGTTACCTGATTCAATCAAGTTTCCAAGACCGTTCCAGTCCTTGCTACTGTTTCCAGTACCATCGGAATAGAACATTGCGTTGAAACCTTCACGCATAGACTCTTCAGCCTGCATGATTTTGGCTTCCAACAGGTTAATGATTTCCTGTTCGCCGTTGTTCTTGGCTTCTTCAATACCGCTAATTGCGATAGAAGCAGCGTACTGCTTCCATTCGTATTCGGCAGCCGTGATGCCAGTTTGTGCGGTCAAAGCAATTGAATCGTAACCTGAGTACGAAGCAACCGTGGTGTTCTGACCGTAGATGAGTGGTTCAACAATTTTCGTGCCACCGTTAAGCATACGAATACGACCTTTTTGCATAAGGTGGTTCGTAAGAACGCGGTCCGAAAATACGTTGTCCGTGAGTTGGTCACGGTAATTTGCGAGAGTTGTTGATAGCAACAAATCAAAGTTTGGGTTAGACATTATTTTCCTTTTAGAAAACTAGGGGGGTTGTTAATTAGTTTGCACCCATTTGACGCTTAGCCTCTGCCCAAGCCTCAGCAACAGAAGTAATAGGGGTAAAAGTTTCACTAGTTGTAGTGGCGGTAGCGGATGAGCCACCATTAACCACACTTGCTACCCGCTTAGACTGCATAACAGATTTCTCTATTTCTGCTCGTCTTTGCTGACCAAGTTCTTCTAGTTCTCTTTGAGCCATCATTTTATCAAATGCTAACTGCTTGTAAGTGCCTTCCAAATCGGTTGTTCCACGCTGGATTGCCAGCGTCACAACTTCTTTGACATCAAAATCACCGTACTTAGATTGCAAACCCTGAATTTCACGCTCAATTAATTGTTGATTCTGGGCTTCCTCAAACTGTGCTATTCGTTTATCTAGTTCACGGTACTTTTGTTCCGTGGGGTCTAGATACTCTGGTTCTACATCTTGAACCATTTCCGCAGCAGCCTTTCGGCTGATACCATAATGGGAAGAAAGCATATCAATAGTTTTGGCAGGGTCAGACTCCAAAGCCGCTGAAAGCGCTGTAGCAAATTGAACTTCTTCTCTTTGCTGACTTAACTCTTGCGTTTTTCGGGTATAATCTGCTTGGCGTTGATAACCAGCAATAGCCTCAGATAAAGGAACTTGCAATTCCTCACCATCAAGTTTAATTGGTACACGATAATTCGCGTACTCATCTAATTCCAAGATGGGTGTATCGGGTGCTTCGGTATAATAATCGTTATATTCGTCTGCGAATTCAGTTGACCCAGTATCGGGTTCCATTTCGGCAAACTCTGCGAGTTCCTCACTCATTATTTTTTCTCCTAGAGTCCTATAATGGTTGCTCTATATATAAACTGGGCGTTCCCTAAGCAGGTGGCGCACCCTGTCCTTGCTGTAGCATCGCAACAATCTCAGGTGGCAAAGATGACTCAGGACCCGCTGGAGAGCCTCCAGCGGCTTGTGGAGCCGTCTGAGGGGATTGTGGTGGCATACCCATCTCACCCTCAGCAGGGACAGGAGGGGGTGGTGATTGTAGGAACTCGTCAGGGTTTTTGACCCCGAAACCAAACTGTAGCACATATGCCGCAAGTTTTTGCATATTAACAATTCCAGCACCAGCAAATGGTGACATAGCATCAACCATTTGCAAAGCCATCTGGCGTTTAAAAGATTCGTTATGTGGTTGAGTTGAACCAGCAGCAACTTCAAAGTCAAAGTCACCAGCCAAATAATCTCGGTCAAAAGTAACCCACATTGGTTCACCGTCTTTGCCAGTTACACGAGCAACTTGTTCACCAGTCATATACTGTTGAGCCAAAGCCATCATTCTACGACCAACTTCAGCAATAGCCTGTTCAACTACAGCCAACTTATCTGAGGTGCGAGCGTTAGCAGCATCTTGTAGCAAAGACGACTCTGTTGCTGTACGGCGAATTTCAGAAACAGCACCACGCTGAAACTCTGACACACCAGAAATACGGTCAATGTCACCAATAATCATATTGGACTGATTATAAAACTCTGGTGGGTTAATTACTGCTGGGAAAGCAGTAACAACACCAGCGATTGGTTCATCAGACATAACAGGAACCATAACATTATCGTCATCTGATTCTAGGGCTGAACGACCAAGTTGGTCAAAAGCAGATTCCTTATACAGATATTTGCGACTAAACTTTTTACGATGATTCATCATCTGGCTACGGGTTTCATTAAGTTCCCGTTGCAAAGGTTCAATTGATTCTAGGTCACCAATAGGGTAAAACATGTCTGGAACATCATAGTTGCGCAACATAACAAATGGTTGCCCAAATGAATAAGGCATTTTGGTTGGTTTGACCAGAAACTGGTCTGATGTTTCACAAAAAATAGACATGCTTCCGTTAGCAATGTCGTAATATTCCCAAATTTCTGCGTAACCCATATTTTTGTCGTGTACCTTTTTACGGCTTGGGTCATCAGAGTATTTACTTACGGCAACAACCTGAACTTTTTCTCGTGCCGACTTGATGTAACGCTTATCGTTTTTGATTTCGTTGATTGGTCGGCGGATACGCTGAGCAATCCATTTGATGTCCCTCATACTTGTGGCATCTGGGTCAACAAAAACATCGTGAACAGATACCCGTTCAGCAAACGGTGTGTCCTCACGAATAACGGTATTTGTTGTTGACTCTCCGCCTTCAACATCATCCGAATATTCTTCATCGGTGTCAATTGATTCTTCTTCAACGAAACGGTAACCTACTTTAATCCAACCATGACCAAAAGAAAGCATGTCTTTAACTGAACGCCTGAACTCTGAGCGAACATCCCGTTTTTTCCACCAATAGTTTACAACAGCCTCAGCAATAACAGCGTTGGCAGCGTTTTTTGAATCTACAGCATTGACAGTTATCTTAGGGTAGTTTACAGATATGCTTGGTGAAATAACATTGATAGTGGAGAAAGCAATGTTGACCAACATTTGGTCCTCAGCCTTGTAGTCGTCAAAATGACGACCACGATACATGTCTCTTAGCCGTTGCCAAGTCCCATCATAGCCATCGTCTTTGCGCCATTTACGACTGGCTTCAACACTCATTTTCATTTTCTTCAAATAGTCGGCAGATGATTTCCTAGCCATTATTTATTCTCTTTTCCATCATGCCAACCAATATGGTTGTCCAATTTAGTAGCAACTTTATCAACTTTGTTTCCTATGAGTTTCAGTAGGATTCTGGCTTCCGCATGTTGGTCGGTATTTTCTTTGCGAAGTTTTTGTAATACCACAACGACTGGTCCCATAATGATTGCGACAATGATTGGGACCCATACGGATGAAAACATGACTCATTACATCCAGTTCGTAACTGGCTCTGCGGTAATGCCATTAATTTTAGCCTGTTCCACAGTTTGACGCTGACGCTCACGAATAGTAGGACCGTGAAAATCTTCTTGACCGTAAGTGAACCCAAGACGAACTCCTTTAATGTGGCATTTAAAACAAATAGAGCCGCGATGGGGCATTTGTTCCGAAAAGAACAATTTTTGGCAAGTTTCACACAATAATTCCATCATAATAAGATTGTGCGTTCCCTATTGTAGAAAAGGTGTCCTTTGCCGAACATTATGTGCCCCAATAAAGGTTTTACCGATAGGTTTTTCGTCATAAATGTGCTGTTCCCACCAAAGCAAACTGTTTTGTGGAGGTGGAGCATCCTGACGATACTCAGGCAACCAAACATATTTCAACATTTGGTTACAAATAGCCAACGAAATAACCCTGTCATCATGCGGGCTACCCGTTGTACGACCATTTTCTTTGCGGACAAAGGTCCGCAATTCCGCAATAGTTAAACGGTCATAAACCTCAATGTCGTTATCACGCAAAGCAGCAGATAACTCGTCAATCATCAACGGTTTACTAGTAGCACTGGTTCTCCAACCCAAAATTTCTGTTGCCTCAGGACGAACACGAGCCAATTTTCGTTGTCTAAACAGGTTTTTGTAACCATGTTTTTGAGCAGCCTTAAGAGTAGTCAAACCGTGGTTGTTATTTTCAATACCCAACAAAGCATTATTGTACCACCAACCCAATTCCGCTAATAAGTCACCAAACAAGTCTGGTTCAATACGACCATGCCAAGTTGCAACAACCATACCACTGTTAGCCTCAATAATGTGGGCAGAACTAAAGTCACCATAAGATAAACCTTCAGCGACATCGGCTCCAATAACATAAACCGATTCCACTCTAGGGAAATCCCAAACCATCATCTCACCCTCGGGCGTATGTCTAAACTCACCATTACCATCAGAATACAAATGATAGTATCCACGGCTAGGTTCAACCAAAGTCATATCATCCAACATTTGTGTATCAAAAACTGGGTTACCAGATTTGATAAATGCTTCCTCGGCGTATGTTGGGTACTCTTGATGCAACTGCCAAGGGTTCATGTTTTTGGCTTTTGAATCATACCAATCTTGTCCACGCTCACCATCAGCAGACCACGGAAAAAAGATTCCTTTAAATTTGTTGGCACCCGTTTGGGAGCCAACCCATAACTGGTGATAAAAGTTTCCTGAACCGTTAGCGGTGGACAAGCCAATCACACGACCGCCGACATCGGCTACAGGTTCAATAGAAGCCCACGCTTCCTCAGCATTAGGCAAAAACGCCCATTCGTCCACAATAACCAAATATACAGACTCACCACGAGCAGGGTCATTACTGGAAGGTAATGACTCAATCGCAGATTCGTTATCAAAAACCATTTTTAGTTGATGTTCCGTAACCTGTTTTGGTCCCCTTTCACGCATCCATAATGGCAAAAATCTGTAACCATATTTTGCTTTACCAAGTAACTTAACTGATTCTCGTTCCGTACGACTTAACATAACAATAAAACGGTCATTAACAAAATATGCTAACCAAAAAGCATATGCGGCTGCTAATGTGGAAAACCCAATCTGTCTAGCCTTAAGAACAATACTGTATCGTTCACTCATCCAAACCTTAATGGTTTCAATTTGTGCGTTACGCAACTCTAAGTTTATACGACCCTTTTCTGGGTGTTTAATAAACCAATAATTAGAACAAAAATATTCAAACGCTACCATTTGTTCTTCTAATGTTCCGTTAATTGGACCGCGACATTTCCTCCACTCGGATTCGTTTTTTAACTCCCTTAAATCCAAGGTTCACCACCCCAAGGCTGCCAACCAGCATAATTATAAATAGCCATAAACGCTTTAGCGTTTACACTAGGAATATAAAGTTCGGAACAATCATCTAAAATTCCTTGCTGTTGCAACCATCCTTTTTTAGAGAACTGTGACGGTTGACACCAGTAACCATTAATTTGAAACAAACCATAAGACCCACCATTGGGGTCTTTGGGATTATGTGCAACTTGACGGCAGCGTGACTCACGCCACATAATGTAATCAACTTGAAAAATCATTTTACGGTTATCAGAAACACTACGAATAAGATGCTCTCTAGAACCACATTTTAAATCAAGTGTCTTACCAGCCGAAACTGGAGAGACAAATAAAACCGTATACAGTAAAACAAACACAAAAATAATTTTACTCATAAGACCATCCTAGATGACTACTGTCATCAATCGGGGATATTACTTGAACAAAGCCTTAAAAGACTCATGGACCTTTTTAGGGTCATCTGCAAATTCTGGAGACAATTCTAGGTGGTACCAGTCACCATTAGGCGAACCCGCCAAAGTTGCTTTACTATATTTAGACCATCCCTTACGAGTACATTTATAACCCCGACCATACGGCTTAGGGAAATAATCCAGCACCATTTCAACACCCAACGCATCAGCGTTGGCAACAATCATTTCAATAACCTTATTAGCCTCTTGTCGGGACTTACCACGCCAACTCAAGTCCATAGCCCTACCAGTAGAATGAACACTAAGGTATTGAGGTTTTCCTTTAATTGGGCGAACGCCCCAAGTCCCATTATTCCAAAGATTACCCTTAGACAATAGTGAGACATGTTTCACAAAGGCTTCGGTGCCTTTGCGTTTACCTTTGGCTATCCCATCGGATGTGCCAGTATACTTCAAAACTATTCGTCCTCGCT